GGATCAGGTCTTTGCTCTATATTAATTTCGTTTTTAGCGCTAATATTAAACTCGTTAACTTCTACATTGAATTGATGAGCATGAAAATTAATTGATGCTTTTTCGTCCATTTCTGTACCCATGCTTATTCCTCCTCTAGAATAAACATCAATTTTACCATTTGCAGTAAATTCCATCCAACTGTCGCCATTAGAATGAATAATAGTAATAAAGTCTTCACTATTATGTAAAATAATTTTGTGTCCTGTACGAGTTTCTATCCTAAATTGTTCACTATGAGGTACTGTACGTTCACCGCCGGGTGCTGGTACATATTCTCGTTTGCCATCTTTAGCAAGTGTAGTTCGATATAAGCCTGGATTTCCGTCATCAAATACAATATTAGTACCTCCAAGGCGACTAAAAGGTAATTCAGCAATTACTTGTCCTACCTCTTCTGGAGTTCTATTTAATTTAGGTCCATCATATTTGTATGGTCCTGGCGAACTCCAACCTTGTACCATAGGTATAGCATCTCTCCTAGGACCACTTGTTTGAGGTCCACGATCAGGATCAGCCCATAAACCATTGACTTTTTCTAATTTTACTCTATCAGCATATGTTCCGCTTCCTTTAAAAGGAGACATGTTGTTTAACTGACGTTCATTAGTGTCAGGATCGTATACTGCCGGTGGTCTAATTTTTTTATTGTACTCTGCTTCTAGGTTATTAAACATATTAGCATTCATCATCTCATCTTGAAAGTATCCTACGATAAATGCTTTACCGTCGCCTCCTTCAGTGACTAGCACAATACAAAATCCTCCAAAGTCAGGAGGTATGCCCCATAAACCGTAACTTTGTTGATTATAATCATATTGATCGTTTTTTGTAAGACCACTAGATGGTAATTGGCCACCAATAGGTAGTAAAGGTATAGCATTGATTGCTTCTACGTTGCTACCACCAGTAGTACCTGATTTACCTGAACTCAGCAGTTGAACACGCATTTCGCCCATTCGCTTACCGTCAATTGGATTTAAAATTCTACCAATGTATATACCGGGATCAGTACTACCACTAGTCGGCGCTCTAGCAGATGTAGTGTCTTTTTCTTGTGCCATTATGGCCCTCCGTGAATATTAGTGCCAGGTTGATCAGCTATTGTGGTAGAATTAGAAATATCACCTTCTTCTAGCAAAGGTGAACTTGTTCCGTCACCTTGTTGCCTATGTCGTAAACATAATAAATTCTGTCTAAAACCTTCACCTTTAGTAAAACTAGAATCTATAGTTAACACTTGATACATTCCAGTAAATTTGTACTGAGACGTGGTCATCCAAGGCACTCCTAAATCATAAGGCGTTTCAAAATTTATACGTATATCTGCTTCACTTCGTATATATTCTATTTGACCAAGTGATGTTTCATTTACTGATCCGCTGTCAATAAAATTTCCAGCTCCGGTACTTGTTAAAAAGTATGGATCGCCGTGTACAACTACATTCAGTTTCAACAAGTCAACTTTTGAATTCATCAATGTTTCATGCCAATATCTATTTAGAGCAGATTCTGGATGTTGAAAAAGCTGTCCGCCTGAACTTCTTGTTGGGCTATCTGATCGTTTTTGAGAACTGGTTAATGAGTCTTCGTCGCCGCCTGCGCTTCCTTGCTTATATTTTAACAAAGTCATCGGATCCATATCAGTTTGACCCGCTGCAAAACCAGACAATCTAGATTGTTCATTTTGACCTAAATCATGCCCGACGGGTACATAAAATGTTGCATTAAAATCTAAATCTAGTTTTAAGATATCTGTATTTTTTCCTGTATAGATATAATCATATACCCTAGCTGGTGAGCCGCCGCCTTTGCCTTTTGAACCTGGAGATGCAATTCTATTAGCTGCGGCTTTATACGGAATGACCCGATAAATGTAAATTTTTCCTTTTCTGCCTGTCTCGTCTTCCTTAGGTCCGTTAGTAGTTAAAACAAATGCAGTTATTCTAAACCATTCTATCTTGTTATTTCCGTCAGGCGGTTTCCATGCTCCTTCTTCTCTTCCATACTTACTTGCTAAAATAACTTGTTCAATAACATTAACAATTTTTTGACTATGGCTAATTTGCGTGCCAGCAACATCTAAAGGTACCCTAGAATTTTTTGTATCATGAACCATTGGATCATCAGTAGATTGTGAGTTATCAAAATTTGTGTTTATAACTATTGCAGGGTCTTCGGGATTTTTCTTTAATTCAGCTAACCCTATGTTGTTAACATTTCCGTCATAAAAAGCTCTTATAGTAGGCCCTAGACTGTGTGCCGATTTTGAAACCCCTAATTGGAGTGTTTTAACATCACCTCCAAAATTTTGAAGATTGTATTGTCCTTCGTCGCCGGTGCTCTCTCCGCCTCTGGTGGATTCCCATTGCTGAATGATGTCAATAGGGTTATCAGTAAGTCCTGCACTAGCAGTCCCTAATATTGCTGCTTCTTCAGCTGACGTTTCTGTTTTAGGAAACACAATAAAATATTGATCTGCTTCTTTTTGTACACCTTTTTCAACCTGTTTTAGCTCTTGTTCATTTAATATAGCTTGTAAACTATTATTTCCAGTTGATAATATTTCTTGTACTGTCCTGCCTGCAATAGTTCCAGACGCCTTTACAGTAGCTACTTCGTCGTTAAACGCTTGATCATTCCAAGCAACTGCTAAACATTGGTAAACTGTGCCAGCTTCTGTTACTGTAAATTTTGCCTGTACTAATTTTATAATGAAATTGTAAGGTCCGACTTGTTCATAGCTACCATCATCTTTCCAACCGTCAAATTTAACTGCTAGCATCATTCCGGCTTCAACATAGTTTTTAAAACCTTGTCTTTGAGCTGCGGTATCTAAGTCTTTCAAAAAATTACCTAAACTATACGGCTCTACAATGTCAAATGCAAATGTTAAAGCACTTGTTCCTCTTTGTCCTTTTGTTGCTGATATAATACTTTTTATTTTCACATTATCAAAATGATAATCAGAACCACCCATGTCTTCAGCTACAGTTATACCGGCTCTAAACATTTTTCCTTTAAAAATAGATTCAGGATTATTTGTTTGCTCAACACTTAAAACATTTAATGACCACATCCAACTATAAGTTGCAAACTTATGCAATGGGTTAATCGAAGGACCTCCTCCTCCGCCTCCTCCGCCACCGCCGCCACCGCTAGAAGATGCACCAGTGCTAGTTCTTATATTTCCTGATTCACGAAGATAGAAAAATTCATCAGGACTAGACGCAGTCCATGATCTCCACGAATCGCCCGAAGTTGAACGTGATACATTGTCTAAACTTGTTGCGCCATCTGTAATATTTGCATTTGTTCTAATTTTAGACATTTATGCTCCGATAGTATCTTTTATAAATTGACTCTGTGGCAAATATATTTGGACTCCTGCTTCTATATCATATATAGGATCTCTTATTACATTTAAATTTCTTTGTGCAAAAACCCACCATAAATCCGGAGTACCATATAAATCATAAGCTAACAAATCTGGTCTATGTGTATACTGAACTTCTATTGTGTATAAAACATCGTTTGCCCTTGCAGGCACCGGTCGTATTGTTAAGTAACTTAGATATTCGTTATTTTTAACTTCCGTTTTAAAATAAGGACTAGTAGTTGTATACTTTACCTTATCATATAGAGTGGTCATAGAAAACCTCCTCCGCCGCTAGCTGCAAAGCTTTGTAAGCTAAATGATTGTGTTTTGCTTCTGCTGTATGCAACTTTACAATTAGCTTGTATTTCGCATTTAGTTGGTGCATAAGTTCCAACCGTAGATTGTATATAATCAACGTCTTGAGGTAAATTTATACTCCACGATGTAATTACTACTGGCACATTTTGAAACATAAACTGTCCGTACCCATTTAAAAACACAACAGGCGGCGGTGATCCTTGGAAAGCACTATTAGCATAAGCACTTTTAGTTACAGTTTTTAAATAATGCTGTGCAGCAATTATATATGTCGCTTCTTCGGCATTCTGACAGGTAAATGTTCCTGCTATGTTAATATCTTGCACCATGCTGTTCTGATACACAACATACGGATAAAGAGCATGTGTTGGTGTCATTTCTGAATACACAGCACCTGTACCAAAGTTTATAGTTGGCGTATAAGGCCACATACAACCTCCAGTCTTAGATAATGAACCGTGCAAAGGTCCAAAACTTACGCCAGAAGGAATACTTAATTTCACTCGCCAGTCCGGAGCACCTGATGCCTTCCATGAAGCAATGTTGTAAGGCAACGGTGTTGGGTTAGCACCAGGAGGTATATTTCTTCGACGAATGTTACTTACGAATGTTTTTGAATCATAATTTTCTGTATCTGATAATTCATCTATATTATTTGTATTATCGCCATACGACACAGAACTTCCTGTATATGTATTAGGCGATTCAGTAGGATTTCTACCTACTCTACTTTGTGCTTCTGCTGATGGATTTTCTACAAACTCAACTGCCATTTGTTTTCCTTACTTGTAGTAGTATTTAGTTGACAAAAACATACGTATATTTTATAATAAATACATTATTAGGAATAAACTTTTTAAATGAGAAAACACAATTATTTAAACAACAAGGATATTTTATCCGAAATACACAAATCAAAAAGTAGTTTTTGCAGTTACACTGAAGATGATTTTCATCAATATGATTTGATCATCCCTTTACAAGGTCCGCACGGTACCCTAGACGAAGGACTGCAAAAAATAAACATTAGAACTATAGCCGAAGCAAAAAGAAATAAAGCAAAAAGAATTCAAAATCAAAACTTTGACGCTGCTAAGGCCCAAGGACAAAAAGTTAAGTTAGCTGATTTCGAAGTCAACTGGAAAAAAATAGATAAAAAAGACTTAGTTTTTAGAATAATGACTTATAATCATATACCTGACGAACCAGGTCGTAAAAAAACGCCAAAAACAGTTGCTGACACAAAAACAAAATTAAATTTTCCGCCATATCAACATTACAAGTTTAACGAAAACGATGATTTAGTGTGTGTAGGCAAAAGTCATTGGGAAGGCGGTATGGAAAACGGGTATTTTAACAAACAAAGCGGAAAAGTTACCAATAAGCTTGCTCACATGTGGATGAAACTATGTGAAAGATATGCAACTAGAGGAAATGTAAGAGGCTATACATATAATGACGAAATGCGTGGACAAGCGATCTTACAATTAACTCAAATAGGGTTACAATTTGACGAATCAAAAAGTCAAAATCCTTTTGCTTACTATACTGCTGCTGTAACAAACTCTTTTGTTCGTGTCATAAACTTAGAAAAACGTAATCAAAATATAAGAGATGATATTTTAGAAATGAACGACATGACTCCGAGCTATACTAGGCAAAGCCAACGTGAATGGGATGCAAATAATTCATCACAAAAAAGTTGACCTTTTTTTAAAGTTATTTTATACTAAACTATAATTTATATGAGGTAATTTTGTTTAAAAAAGCAGCTATCTTTACTGATATACATCTCGGTTTAAAAAGCAATAGTAAAATACATAATCAAGATTGTGAAGAATTTGTTGATTGGTTTATTGATACAGCAAAAGATAACAATTGCGAAACTGCTATCTTTTGTGGCGACTGGCATCATAATCGAAGTAGTGTAAACTTGTCTACACTAGACACAACGGTAAGATGTTTAGAAAAATTAGGCAATTCGTTTGACAATGTAATAATGTTTGTAGGTAATCACGACTTATATTATAAAGATCGTAGAGATGTTACTTCTACAACCTTTGCAAAACACATTCCAGGCATTACAGTAATAGATGAATTTACCGAAATAGAAGATGTAGCATTTGTTCCGTGGTTAGTTGGACCTGAATGGAAGAAAATTGAAAAGTCAAAATCAAAATATATGTTTGGTCATTTTGAACTGCCTACATTTTTAATGAATGCTCATGTTCAAATGCCAGAACACGGTGATTTACGAGCTTCTCATTTTATAAATCAAAAATATGTTTTCAGTGGACACTTTCATAAAAGACAAGTTAAAGGTAATATACATTATATCGGCAATGCTTTCCCTCATAATTACTCAGATGCTTGGGACGATGAACGAGGAATGGTTGTTTTAGATAGAGAAAACAACGGCGAACCGATTTATATTGATTGGCCGAACTGTCCGAAATACAGAACTGTTACTCTTTCTCAGTTACTTGATCCCGAAAACAACATAATTCAAGACAAAATGTATCTTAGAGTATCTATTGATATTCCAATTTCTTACGAAGAAGCAAGTTTTATTAAGGACACTTATATAAAACAGCACAATTGTAGAGAAATTACTCTCATACCACAAAAACAATTAGACGAAATATCTACCGAACTTGATATTAGTAAGTTTGAAAGTGTTGATGAAATTGTTACTAAAGAAATTACTGCAATCGATTCTGAAGCATTTAATCAAAAAATGCTTTTAGACATTTACAAGGATTTATAATGTTAATATCAGGAAATAAAGAGTTTGGCGTAGCTAAATCTCTGCACACATTGTACCCCGATGCTGTTTTTTGTAGCAGAACTACCGGTTACGACTTGTGCTCGTATGACGGACAATATAGATTTGCCATAGAATCCCTCAATCATAGCGTGATAATTATATGTTCAGCTTTGTGGAAATTTCATCAAACAAACTTATTAGACGAAGTTTATAAATCTTGCGTAAAAAATGATCATAATCCTCATATTATTACCATAGGCAGTACTACCGATAGAACTAAAAGTGGTAAAGTTTGGAGATACAATGCAGAAAAGAAAGCATTAAGAGACTATTCTAACTCTATTTCCCTCGGCGGAGTATGGGATAAAAAACCAAAATTAACATATATAAGCTTTGGCACGTTATCTAACAATCAAAATAAACATCCTGATCGAAAATGTCTTGACATTGATAACGCTGTAAGCTATATTAAGTGGATAATCGATCAACCTAAAGACATTTGTATTAATGAAATTAGTATTGATCCGAAACAATTTTAGTATATGTCAATTATTTTAAAAGATTTAACTGTTAAAAACTTTATGAGCGTCGGAAATCAAACCCAAGCAGTGCGGTTTGATCAAGAACAGCTCACTCTAGTGCTTGGTGAAAACTTAGACCAAGGAGGTGATGATTCTGGATCACGAAACGGGACGGGCAAAACTACAATAATTAATGCATTGTCTTACGCTCTCTACGGCCAAGCACTAACTAATATCAAAAGAAACAACCTTATTAACAAAACTAACTCAAAACACATGTTAGTAACGTTGAATTTTGAAAAAAATAATGTTCAATACCGTATCGAGCGTGGTAGATCGCCAACATTTACTAAATTTTATGTTAACAACGAAGAACAAGAGCTTACAGACGAGTCACAAGGCGACTCTCGCAAGACTCAAGAGTCGATTAATGAGCTTTTAGGTATGAGTCACGATATGTTTAAGCATATTGTGGCGCTTAATACCTATTCCGAGCCATTTTTAGCAATGCGTACTAACGATCAGCGTGCAATTATTGAACAATTGCTCGGTATTACCATACTTTCTGAAAAAGCTGAAGTTCTAAAAGAAAAAATTAGAGAAACAAAAACTAATATTGACTCAGAAACTAACAAAATCCATGCAATTCAGTCAGCAAATGAGAAAATTGAAGAAACAATTGCTAGTTTAGGTGGTACTCAACGTGCTTGGCAAGCAAAAAGAAAGCAAGATATTGAAAAATTACAAGCTGCTATCGATGAATTAGGCAAACTAGACATTAATACTGAAATTGAGAGTCATGAAAAGCTACAAAATTGGCAAACAACCAATACTGAACTTGAAAATTTACAAAAAGAACGTGTAGCTTTAGAGTCTGCTCACCAAAGAGCACAAAAAACCGTAGACAAAATAGAAAAAGATATTCAAGATCTCGAAGACGCAGTATGTTATGCTTGCGATCAACCACTACATGACGACAAAAAACAAGAAATTCTTGCAAAAAAGACCGAAGAGCTAAACGAATCTGCAAAATATTTGCAAGAAATTATCGAAACGCTTGATAAAACACAAAAAAATATCGCTGATATTGGTGAATTAGCAAGTAAGCCTAAAGTTTTTTATGAATCTATGAAGGAAGCATACGAACATAGACAAAACATTGATAGTCTTTTGCAAAGTCTTGAAGCAAAACAGGCCGAAACTGACCCTTATAAGGCTCAGATTGATGAATTAACTAATACGGCACTTCAAGAAATTAATTGGAATACTGTAAACGAACTTACAAACTATCAAGAACACCAAGAATTTCTATTAAAACTACTTACAAACAAAGATAGTTTCATAAGAAAGAAGATTATTGATCAAAATTTAGCATATTTAAACAATAGACTAACATCTTATCTTAATAAACTTGGACTTCCGCATCAAGTTGCTTTTCAAAATGATCTAAATGTAGAAATTACGCAACTAGGACAGGATTTAGACTTTGATAATTTGAGTCGAGGCGAACGTAATAGACTTATACTTGGATTAAGTTTTGCATTTAGAGACGTATGGGAAAATCTATATCAAAATATCAACTTATTGTTTATCGATGAGCTGATAGACAGCGGTATGGACTCAGCTGGTGTTGAAAATGCACTAGGTGTAATCAAACACATGGGTAGAGAAGGAAGAAAAAATGTTTTTCTTATCTCACACAAAGATGAATTAGTGGGAAGAGTAAATCATGTTCTCAAAGTGATAAAAGAATCAGGATTTACTTCTTATTCAACAGACTTGGACGTTGTAGAATGACTGAAGACTCAAATAACGAAGAAGAAACAACGCATGAAAAATTAGTTAAAGAGTATCTAAGATATTACGATACTAATATAAAATTTCAAAGCAGGCACAGTTTTAGAACACACCGATCAAGCAGAAGGCACTTAAGAAATATTATCAAATTAGCTAGAGAAAGGCAAAAAGAAATACACGAAGAATACGCAAAAAATAAAAAAACCAGAAACAAAGGCACTGACTAAGGCATGAATATAAACATTATATGGAATGGACCTATAAAGGCAATGTAATCGATAGTTTACCTGATAACTGTGAAGGTTTTGTATATGTGATTACAAATACAGTTAACGGTAAGCAATATATAGGCAAGAAATACGCAAAATCTACAAAAACTCGACCACCTCTTAAAGGAAAGAAAAACAAAAGGCGTACAAAAGTAGAAAGTGATTGGAGAGACTACTGGGGTTCTTCTGATCATTTAACAAAAGACATAGAAAATTTAGGCAAAGAAAAATTTACAAGAGAAATACTTTACATTTGTCCCAGTAGAGGCATTGCAAGTTATTTAGAAGCACGAGAACAATTTGAAAGGCGAGTTTTAGAATCTGACAATTACTATAACGGAATAATAAACGTTAGGATAGGCAGTTCTAAAATATTAAAGGAGTACCTAGGCAATGAAACAGGTAAAACAAAACTTTAGGCAAGCCATGCAGCACATAAGGTTAGCGGGCCGGATATAAAACCGCTGTGGAAAAGTCAGGGAGCAGACCTGAACACGTAACATGTTAAGCCAACACCCAGAGGTGGTAAGTTAACATAGGTTGATTGCTGTCAATCACAAACACACTAGTTCATAAAAACTGTGCAAGTAGGAACGAGAGCACAGGTATCGCATTCGTGCGTGATGTCGACGTAGGTTGGGAAAGGTCAGAGCCCATTGAACGTGTGTATAAAACAAATACCTACTTCCATGTCACGGGTGGTGATACTCACAGGAAAACAAAAATTTTCTTTATGACGGAGCCGTAATAGGTTCCGTCTGAGCAGCTTAATCTACAGGAATCTTTCTTCCCGAGTACCTAAAAAAATCTAAAAAAGACTTTTTAAAACAATCAAAAAGCGTATTAGTACGAAGTAAGTTGTTGAGTTTGATTTGCGATAGCGATAGCTGAGCAAACAAACGAAGACATGGATCAACGTAGTTGAGACATAAATACATATAAATTATGATATAAGGAATACCCATGAAAGCACAAGAATTTGTAGTAATTGTTGAACAAGACGAACCAACAACATTAGCAAAGAATATGTTTAAACAAATTTCTAGTAGATTTCCTGAAATAGACCCCAATTCTCCTGGTGCTGAACAACAATATTATAAAGCTAATACTAAATTTTATGATAAAAAAATTAAAAAAATAAAAAAACAACTGCGTGATCCAAAATTTCGTATAATGTGGGGGTCATTACAAAACCAGCTTGAATCTTATTTAGAGCGTCAAAATAAGGATGCTGATTACATAAGACGATTCTACGGTAAACCTAGTATGGTTTACAGCGACCCTATAAAAAAGACGCCGTCGACAGGTAGCAGCAGTACTACAGCTAGGAGTACTCCGGAGCCTCAACCTAAACCAACTACATATGAACCGCAAACGCCACAAGAAGCTAAACAAATTCAGCAACAAGTAGCAACAGCAAAAAGACGACAGTCAAAACTAAGTAAACTAATGGACTTTACTAATAAAAAACTAGACAACATGGGTGCACGAAACCCATTGTTTACTATCATAGCTGTACCGGCAGTGGTTGGTAATTATGCAAGAATACTCGAAGATTGGCACTCATATCTATTAGGTGTTCACCAAATAAAAAATAGTAAAAATCCAGTGCCGTGTGATAATCCTAGCTATAGTATAAATCGAGATGGATTTGTTGACTTAAACTTTAATAACAAAGGTAGACAAGCAGAATTAATAAAAGCAGACGTAAAGATAAATGATCGTTGGTTTATGTTACCTGGCCAAACCGCTATTAGCGATCCAATGAGTTCTTTAAGAGATAAATTAACACCTGATGGTATATCTATACCAATTGGTACCGGTATTGAGCCGATATATTTGATTCCTGCACGTAGTGATACAATAACAAGATCACCATTTACAGAAAGAATAAGCGAAGAATTATTTGCTACTATACCTACTTTACTTGTAGGTACAATAGTAGGTATATCAATTATACGAGGGATTGCACTAGCAGTAAGCGGCATTATAGCAGGTTCTGGTGTAGGGTTCTTTGCTGGAGTAGTAAGCGCAATTGTGTCTGTTGGCGTCGGCTGGTTGTTGACTATGTTAATTAACAAATTTATCAAAGAGTTCCAAGCAGACGAAAAAGGAAAAATGATAACCGAACCAATGGCAGTAATGATTATGAAAGAGTTCGGTAGTAATGAATACATTGATTTTGTATGTAGTACAAAGACAAACGAAGCTGCTGAACCTGATGCAGATATAATCGATAATGAAACCGGCGACAAAGTTCAAAACATGGATTTTTCTAGTGTGATAGATCAAAGTACTGCTATAGAAATAGAAAGTATGTTTGAAAACGTTATTACAAGTCTTCAAAAAGAATTAACAGGAAAAAAATTACGCACATTAGAACAAATTATGAAAAAGGCTGCATAATGAAAGCTACTGAATTTTTAGCAGAAGATATAACAACAGTTGAAAAGGTGCCTGGTGGTTTTCAAATATTTGGACCTGACGGTAAAGCTGTATCTGATAAAATTTACAAAAATAGAGCATTAGCTAATCAAGATAGAATAAAGATTGATGCTGATTTAAGAACACAAGCAACTACTACTTCTAGTAACACCAAACCTGATCCTGATAACACTTCAACTGCTACAGACACAGATAGAAATAAGCCAGCTGATAAAGAGCCAAAAAAACCTAATAAAATTCAGAGACTATTACGTCTTGGTTATCGAATAGTAGCAGGGCCAGGGCACTTTTTCCAAAGACTTGTAGCACTTGGTTTTTTTCAAGGGTGGTTAATACGATTTATAGCGTATGTTACACAAACTAGTTTTTCAGGTGTTGTTAAATATCCCAACTCGAGACTAGGTAAAGATATAGTGCCTGTAAGAGATTATAAACGTAGAGATTGGTATGAGGATCCTTATATTGATTATTATCTAGATAATCCAGATAGAATTAATACTTTCACTGGTCAACTTTATTTAGAAATAAAAACCTATCTGTATACTTGGTTAATCATGATGGCTGGCGGTGCAAGAGTAACTAAATTTATAAGTAGAATATTGTTAAGAATATCTGGACTAGGTGGTCCGGGAGGTCGATTAGTAGGAATAGCTCAGTTTGTAGTTGGCGCAGCTGGTTACATTGCAGTAAGAACAGCAGTTCAAAATTATGCCACATGGAGTGATCCAGTAGCAAAATATCTTGCAAAATGGATTATGAATCGCTTACTAAGAAAAAAAACACTTAGTCAATTTGCAAGAGTTGCAGGGATCCAAGTTGCTAGTATAGAAGGCATGGGAGAAGATGATAGCATCCTTTCACAAGAAGAAGTTGCATCGTTAGAAATTACATGGAGTGAATTTGTTAAAGTAGCAGCAGACGAAATACGTTCTAATCCAGACGAATATGCAGTAGAATATCAAGCTTTAAAAGCATGGGAAAGACAGCAAGTAATGCAGCACTACCAAGATACTAATTCTGTTTAGATAAAAGGTAATTTTGTTTCTTTTGTAATATCCATATTTTCTTTTATTATATCATTAAATATTGTTAAATCTTCGCTAGATATTACATGCATAGCATCAGTATAAGTTATAAAACCTCGCATAAACCAGCCTATTTTATAAACATTATATTTTAATTCTTTTATTTGATTTTCATATTTTTTAATCAATTCTTGTAACTCAGAATCAGAGAGTCTTAAGATGTACGATCGAAAAAAGCCGAGTAATCACTATTGTATTTTACAGAAAAAATATGTTCGCATTCTTCGTTTTCACATTGAATATTTTGCTCAGGATAATTAATTGATTCTGTATATTTTTGAATATGGGCACTGTAACTTTTTAAAATTTTACTGTCATTGTTTTTAATAAACTCAAATATTTTATTATTATCATTTTCTTCTTCGGATGAATTTATTTCTTCGATATTTTTTATATACCTAATTAAAGTTTTTAAATTTTCATTAGTTAACATGTTGTTAAGTTCAGCTAGTTTAGACATTTTTTCATCTTCGGATAAATCAGAAGTTGTTATTTGATATAATTGACGTTGCACACTATAGGAAGCTAAACCTAATTCGGTAAGATTTTTATAATTTACTGGAGCAAGTGTAATTTTAAAGTTGTCAATTTCAAAGTCATAATGATGTTCTATGCTATCATAAAAATTTAAAATATTTTGTAATTCTAATTCTACATGACTTTCAGTACTGCATTTAGGACATGTTGTACTAATTGTTGTTTTATCGCCTATTGAAGCTATTTTGATAGCAGTTAATATATATTCAAGATCTGTTTTAATTAATGACCATGGTGTGGTAATTAGCGGAACACAACTTTTAATCACATCAGCAACTGCATGTCCTGAAAACAAAGCATCAGGAGTCTTTGTTGTTATCTCGTCAGCAGTGGTCATGGCAAATACAGGTATGTGCACAAATTGATTGTCTTCAATAACTCCGTCTTTGTAGTACTTGCCACTAGACGGAAGGTCAATATACAGCTTAGGTTGTCGACTGTGTTTGTTTAGAAATGTAGACATATTTTATCCAACTAAATATATTATATTTAACCTTGTAAAACATATGGAAAAAAATAATGGATGAAGAACTACTAAGGCAGCTAACCGAAGCAATTACTACCCTTAATTCAGCTTTAGGTGTTTCTAGTGATGGTTTATATACGTTTAATAGTGCTACAGCCGGTGCAACAACTTCAATTAATCAATTACAAGATGCTAATTTAAGTTTAGTTAATAAAACGATCGGAGCTATACAGACTGCTTCTACAATATTAAATACAGCAAATAGAGCAGCTAGTAATGCACAAGGTTCAATAGAAGCAATGGCTGGTTTAGATCCAACTGGACTTGCTAACATAGGAACTGCACCAGCTCTATTAGCTGAACAACAGCTAACAGTCTCGCAACAACTTGCACAGCAAGGAACTATGTTTACAAATATAGAGCAATTGTTTAGAGATCAAGCTAATTTAAATATTACAAACCAACAACTGCAACAAATAGGATCAAATCCAGATATACTTAGAGCACAAGGAGGACTAGCTACTGATGTTTTAGGTAATATGGCACTGTTTAAACAAGCAGTTGAAAATATTCCGGAAGCAGGCGAAGATGGCCAGTTAATTGACGGTAGTCGAAATCTAGTGCAAGAAATGGATGCATTAGGTTTTAACACTTCTCAACTATCTGAAATGTTTATTCAATTAGGCAGTGTATTAGGACCATCCGTAGCAGTAGATTTAAAAGAATTACTAGATGAAAATAACCAGTCTACGCCGGAAAGTAGACAAGCTGTTCTTGATTTTATAAGCGTACAAGAAGACCTAATTACAAATATGGTAGAGCTTTCGCAAACTACTGGCATGTCTGTAGATGAACAAGTAAAGGCAACAAAGGCAATAGCAGAAACACCGGGTATGTTATCTCAACAACTTAGAAATATTAACAACCCGCAATTTAATCAAAATCTTACAAGGTTTGCAACTACTTTACAAGCAATCGGAGCATCAGATCTAGGCGAAGGATTTATAAGCGGGTTAGGTCTACCTATCGGTAATGAAATAGAAGCGGCCTTGAAACCACAATCATTTGCAATGATGCAACAAATTAGCCAAATGATTGCATCAGGTGCAGATCCTGAGGAAATTAGAGCTGCTGAACGGCAATTACAGCAAATTTATAATCAAGAAACTACTAATCTAGTAGGAGAACTAGGTGCATTCGCGGGTGTATTGGGTGAAGAATTTGGGTTTTTATCTAGAGATTCCCAAAACTTGAGAGCATCAATTCTTCAAACAGGAGCAGATCCTAATGCCACAGCAGCAAACCAAGCAGCAGCACAAGATGTAATGAATGCTAGAATGGATGATGAAATTATAGGTACATTAACTGAAACTAGACAAAAAATTGCAGGACAAACAGAACAACTTGTTAATGCACAAGCAGATATAGTTGCAAATTTAGGACTTGTAAGTGTAGCTGCTGGAACAATTGGCGCAGCAGCTGAAACTTTAGCAAACAGTATAGAATTGCTGCGTCCTGATTCTGAAGCAACAGACATAAGAGCAGAGCAAATAAATGCTGCTGTCGAAAGTATAGTAGCAGAAATAAAAACCGGCACATTTACATTTAAAAGTGACCCTGAAAGGCAAATTACAAGCTCAGAGCAAGTTATGTTAGATGATTTTGTAAAATTATACGATTTACAACAAGCAGGAATTGAATTAACTGAGGGGCAGCAGCAAGTATTGAATGATATACTACAAGCGCTTAGGTCAGAAACAGGTAAGCGAATATTAGACGCACAATTAAATGGTACACCGGCAGACCTTTCAGAGCAATCGGGATTTAACTTTAGTGCAGCACCTAACGCAGTAAGAGACGCTTTAGGCAATTTAGTAGAGGGTGCAGGCACTTTAGTTGAGGGTGTATTAGGCGGAAATGACGACACAGATATATCCCGTCGACTTCAAACAAGAGACGGAGCTTATTTTAAATCTGATGCTGATTTAGGTTTAGAAAGCACTATTGGCTCAAAAGACGAAGGCGGAGTGCCACAAATGTTGATTGATAACTTTCAAACTTTTATAACTGAGCTAAGAAACATTAAATTAGCAATCGATAGCGGAGCTGATCGTCAAGCAGGTGCTACAACACAAGCTGCTATAACAACTTCATATTCTAACCAAAACCTCCAAAAAGAAGTACAATTAAACAGTTTAACTGGAGTAAATTAAATTCAATGAATTGTGATTAATTCTTCGTCGTCATACTCTTCATCAGTGTATGCACCTGATTCTAATTCTTCCATAGCTGTAGTTAAGCTACTGTCATATTTTTGATAAGAATCAGCAAATCTTATATCTGTTTCTGCAGATAAAAATACTTTGTCTTTTTCAATACAGATAGGCTTAGTAATGTCTATAGAATAAATCCAAGGTACAAGACTAATACTACCGGCTTCGGCTGATTCTATCATAGTAACAGGACGTAAAATTGTAATTTCATATTCGTCTTGTGATATAACATCACCTATAATTTCTTCGCCAGTTATCAATTTAAGAGTCATCACTGTCATTTTTTTTACCTTGTGATTTTTTAAAAAAGTATTTTTCATATTGTTCAGTAGTAAGCATTGGACCAGGATTGCTTTGGTCTACATGAACTGCTTTTGATTTTTTTGTTTTTTTATCTGCCATCTAAGTACTTATACTTTTTTAAATACGTTTTATATTAACATAAATATAACATCAAACCAAGTGAAATGCAATGAGTTGGAAAAAATATTTTACCCCATATGACGGATCTGTAAGTCCTATTAACGGAGCGTCAACTAATACTAGTGGACCTGCAAGTGCAAACTACAGCAGTTACTTGCCAGATGTTTATGTAGGTTCTCCTAATCGTGTAGAACGATATGGTCAGTATAATACAATGGATTTAGATAGTGAAGTTAATGCTGCACTAGACATTCTTGCTGAATTTTGTACACAAAAAAATCATCAAGGCAACCATTTTGATTTTGAATTTAACAAACCGGCAACTAATTCAGAAATAGAAATATTAACACAATATATGCGCCAATGGTGCAAGCTAAATGATTTTGACACTAAGATGTTTAGAATATTTAGGAATGTGTTTAAATATGGCGACGAAATGTTTCTACGGGATCCAGAAACTAAAAAACTTTATCATGTAGATCCTGCTAAAGTTTCTCGTATAATTGTAAATGAAAGCAAAGGAAAAATACCTGAGCAATACGTAGTTAGGGATATAAATTTTAACTTTGTAGAAGGAATTGCTACAACCCCACACCAAACTAACGGAAATATCCAAGGCGGTAATTCTAGTGGCAATTACCTAACTGGTGGTGCAAGAGGCATGCTAGGAAATACTGCGCAACAATCTGGTAACAGATTCTACAAAGAACAACAAGAATTAGGTATTGCAGCAGAACATATACTACATTTAAGTTTAAGCGAAGGCTTAGATAATAATTTTCCTTTTGGTAATAGTTTATTAGAAACTGTATTCAAAGTATACAAACAAAAAGAATTACTAGAAGATGCAATTATTATTTACAGAGTACAGCGTGCACCCGAGCGTAGAGTGTTTTATGTTGACGTAGGTAATATGCCTGCACACTTAGCAATGCAGTTTGTTGAAAGAGTTAAAACTGAAATTCATCAACGTAGAATACCTAGTGCAACAGGCGGAGGCACTAATGTAATAGACTCATCTTACAACCCGCTTTCAATAAACGAAGACTACTTCTTTCCTCAGACTGCTGAAGGTAGAGGGTCTAAGGTTGAAACATTGCCCGGTGGTACAAACCTAGGCGAAATCGACGATTTACGTTATTTTACAAATAAATTAGTAAGAGGTTTGCGTATTCCTAGTAGTTATCTTCCGACAGGTGCTGATGACGGCGCAAACAATTTCCAAGATGGTAGAGTAGGCACTGCTTACATACAAGAGCTAAGATTCAACACCTATTGCGAACGTTTGCAAGGCTTGTTAATTGAAACTTTTAATAGAGAATTCAAACGCTACTTACTTGAAAAAGAAGTTAACATAGACGTGCAAATGTTCGATCTTGCTTTTGTAAAACCACAAAATTTTGCAAGTTATAGACAAGCAGAACTTGATAATGCTAGAGTTCCTACATTTGGTCAAATGGCAGCATTGCCGTATATTTCAAATAGATTTGCGCTTGAACGATTCTTAGGTTTAACAAAAGAAGAAATAGCTCAAAACGAAACTTTATGGAAAGAAGAAAACGCTGACCCTGAACAAGCTTTACAAGCAGATGGTAGCGCTGAAATGAGAATGGCAGGAGTAAGTGCAGGTGGCATAGGTGCTGATTTAGGAGCAATGGATCAAGTTGCTCCTACTGATGATTTAACAGCAGGTGCTATAGATCAAGGTACTCCGCCAGATACTGCAACCGCACCGCCAGAACCAGGAGCTACGCCCCCAGCAGGCGGCACAGGCGGTTTATAGGATAAATAATTTTATGTTGTTACAAGAATTCTTTACATTTGATCGAAACACACTAGAAGATGAAGAAGATCTAAGCACAGATATTGATCCAGGCTGGGATCGCACTCAGAACGTTAGACAAGTAAGTTTAACCTTGGGACAAATTAAGATAGCACGACAAGCGTCTGATTTTCACTTGCAAGAAAAACTTAAAGAAGTTGAAGATATACAACGTATGTACAAGGCACCCGAAGCACCAGCTATATAAAGTATGCCTAAAATCGATAAGTCCTTGTACACAAAAGAACAGTATAAGCAATTAAAACAAGATAAAAAATTTAAAAAAATACAAGAGCGTTCTAAAAAAGTTGCTGGTGCAAAAACTGCATATGTTATAGGCAACGGTACTAGTAGAAGCGGCATAAGCATAAATGGTTTATCAAAACATGGCGTTGTATACGGCTGCAATGCAATTTACAGAGATTGTACACCTGATTTTTTAATAGCAGTTGATGTAAAAATGATTCTTGAAATAAACAAAAGTGGTTATTCAAAAAATCATCAGGTATGGACAAATTATAACAAAGCTTATGAAAATTTCGATAATTTAAATTATTTTAAGCCAAGCAAGGGATGGAGCAGTGGTCCTACTGCACTTTGGATGGCAACACAACAGGGATATGACGTAATTTATATTTTAGGTTTTGATTACCAGGGGTTACAAAACGGTACTAAATTTAACAATATTTTTGCAGATACTGAAAACTATAAAAGATCAACCGACGGCGCTACTTTTTATGGAAACTGGTTAAGGCAAACTAAGACAGTAATTGAGCAAAATCCAAAAGTACAATTTGTAAGAGTAATTGATCATAACACTTTTATGCCTTCGGAATTAGATAAATTTAAAAATTTAAAAATTATGCATAAAGATGTTTTTTTAAACATACATCCTGGTATGTAAAAATATACCAAAAAAGTACGTATAAACACTAGTTTTTTAATAAAATACGTAAATAACATGACAGTTTACAATCATTCATTGGAAAATTCTTTTACCTTAAAAAGTAAGAGTATTTTTTCCTATGTGTACGTAAGCACTTATACATTAGAAAGGATATAAAATGGCTAAGGCTAATAAGTTTGAAGAAATGCTTGAGCGTTTAGTTAATGAAGACGTTCAAGGCGCAAAAGATCTCTTTCATGAGATTGTTGTAGAAAAATCAAGAAACATCTACGAAAGTCTACTAGAAAATGACATGTACGATGAAATTGAAGAAGATGAAGAACTAGAACTTGACGAAAGTGACGAAGAACTTGAGGAAGATTAGGATCTAGAAGAAGATGAAGATCTAGAAGAAGATGAAGATCTAGAAGAAGATTGGGACCTTGACGAGGACTGGGATCTAGAAGAAGACGACGACGAAATGTCAATGGAGTTCGAAGGACCAATGGACGACGATGACGGACCAATGGGCGACGATGACGGACCAATGGGCCCAATGGACGACGACATGATGTCAGCAGAAGATGAGCCAGCTACTCAAGGAGATATTGACGATTTAGAAGCCCAACTTAAAGATCTTCAAGATCAATTTGCAGCAATGATGGACGATGAAGAAGACGAAGGCGAAGAGCCTGAAGAAGACGAAGGCGACATGCCAATGGGCGGCGACGCTACTGATGACTTTGTAGATGATGTCGAAGACGAAGAGCCTGAAGATGAAGAGCCTGAAGACGAAGAGCCTGAAGAAGAACCAAAAACTGAGTCAGAAATGATGGCATCTTATATGAAGAAGCTAGATGAATACACAAAACCTGTAAGTGCAAAAATGGGCGACGACGGTGTTAACACTAAATCGCCAAATGGTCCAGGTGCATCAATAGGCGAAGGTGATGCTAGTAACATTGCTCAAGGCGGAACTGAAAATGGTCGTTCTGCTCCATCTGTAAAAGAAGAAGATGGCGGTAATGTAAACAAACCAGGTAGCACCCAAAAACTAAGATCAGTTAGCGGCGGCGCAGCTAAAAAAGCTGATGGTGCGAAATCTCCAGTAGCTAACTAAAGGAACAGGGATGGTTAACTTAATAGAAAACCTTACATTTGACGATGCTAAAATAGTTGTTGAGTCTGCTAATGAAGGCAGAAATTTGTTCATGAAAGGAATTTTCATTGAGGGTGATGTAAAAAATGCTAACTCTCGAGTATATCCGATGAATGAAATTCAAAAAGCTGTCGAATCTATAAATGAGCAAATTAAAGGCGGCTATTCTGTACTCGGTGAAGTTGACCATCCCGAAGGCCTTAACATCAATATTGATCGTGTTTCACATATGATCGAAGGTATGTGGTGCGAAGGCTCTAAAGGTTATGGCAAACTGAAAATTTTAGAAACTCCTATGGGTCAACTAGTAAAAACACTACTAGAAGGCGGCGTAAAATTAGGTGTTTCAAGTAGAGGTTCAGGAAATGTTCAAGAAGACGGGTCCGGGCGTGTTAGTGAGTTTGAAATTGTAACAGTAGATATTGTTGCACAACCAAGCGCACCGAGTGCGTATCCTAGTCCAATATACGAACATTTGATGAATGCAAGAGGCGGATACAAGGCATTACAACTAGGCAGAGAAGTTAAAGAAGATCCTAAGGCACAAAAATATCTAAAAGAATCGTTGGTTAATATAATCAACGGTCTCCAATAACAGGAGAATAATATGTTGGATGCACTAAAAACATTATTTGAAAATAATGTAGTATCAGAAGAAATTCGTGCTGACATAGAAGAAGCGTGGACTCAAAAAATTAACGAAAATAAAAAGCAGGTCACTGCTGAACTTCGTGAAGAGTTTGCACGCAAATACGAGCATGACAAGCAAACAATGGTTGAATCTATAGACAAAATGCTTGGTGAATCTCTAGCAGAAGAGATTGCAGAATTTCAAGAAGATCGTAAGCAACTTGCAGAAGCGAAAGCAAAATATGCAGTAGCAATGCGTGACCACTCTGAATTACTCAATAAATTTGTTATAGAGCAATTAAGTGGTGAAGTATCTGAACTACACGAAGATCAAAAAACAGTTGCAGCAAAGTTTGAAAAATTAGAAGAATTTGTAGTAGAAGCTCTTACAAAAGAAATTTCTGAATTCTATTCTGATAAGAAAGACCTTGCTGAGACAAAAGTCAAACTTATGCGTGAATCAAAGAACGCATTTGATGAAGTGAAAAAAGACTTCATAGCAAAAAGTGCAAAACTTGTTAATAAAACAGTTAGTGAATCACTTAAGTCTGAACTTACTCAGCTAAAAGAAGATATTACAATTGCACGTCAAAATGATTTTGGACGCAGACTATTCGAATCCTTCCAACAGGAATATATTGGTAGTCATATGAACAAAAAGTCCGAAACTGCTAGACTCATGAAAGTGGTTAATAAGAAAAATGATCAACTACATGAAGCTAAAAAATTAATTGCTGAAGCAAAGAAAATTACAGAAAGCAAGAATACTGAAATCAAGCTTCTGAAAGAATCTGCCGAACGCTCTAATACGATAAATGAACTATTATCCCCGTTAAGCAAAAAACAACAGGAAATAATGTCAGATCTACTAGAAAGTGTACAAACTGGCAGACTTGAATCAGCATTTAAAAAGTACTTACCTGCGGTAATAGATGGTAACTCATCTACAACAGCGGCAGCTAGTAATAAGGCAACATTAACAGAAGGCAAAGAAATAACAGGCAACAAAGAAACTCAAACACATAGTTCTACAGCAGACGAAAATGTAGTTGCACTACGACGTCTTGCAGGCTTAAAATAAGGAGAGATTAATTATGTCAGAACTACTAGAAGGCCGCTGGAACGACACTAAAAGTGCGTTACTTGAAGGTCTATCCGGCAACAAAAAGTCCGTAATGGAAACAACTCTCGAAAATACTCGCAAGCAGTTACGAGAGAGTGCAACTGCAGGTGCTACATCTGCTGGTAACGTTGCTACACTTAACCGTGTAATTCTTCCAGTTATCAGACGTGTGATGCCAACAGTAATAGCAAACGAGCTAGTTGGTGTACAGCCAATGACCGGCCCAGTTGGTCAAGTGCATACCCTACGTGTTCGCTATAGCGATTCAGTAAACGACACATCAGCAGGTAACACTGATGTAACAGCAGGTGAAGAAGCGCTATCACCATTCAAGATTGCTGAAGCATATTCCGGTGATGCATCTACTGCTAAAGCTGCAAACACAGCAAACCTTGAAGGTAGAGCTGGTAACCGTCTAAGCATTCAGATCTTGAAGCAGACAGTAGAAGCTAAGTCACGTAAGCTATCCGCTCGCTGGACTTTTGAAGCTGCTCAAGATGCGCAATCACAGCACGGTATCGATGTTGAAGCAGAAATTATGGCTGCTTTAGCACAAGAAATTACTGCTGAAATCGACCAAGAAATTCTAGCTAGTCTAGACAATCTTGCTGGTACAGCAGTTGAGACATACAACCAAGCAGCAGTATCTGGTACAGCTACATTTGTTGGTGACGAGCATGCAGCACTTGCAGTTCAAATCAACCGTGCAGCAAACCTAATTGCTCAGCGCACACGTCGCGGCGCTGGTAACTGGGCAGTTGTAAGTCCATTAGCACTTACAATTCTTCAGTCTGCTACAACTTCTGCATTTGCACGTACTACAGAAGGTACTTTCGAAGCACCAACTAACACAAAGATGGTTGGTACTCTTAACAACGCTATGAAGGTTTATGTAAACACTTATGCAGCTGATAGTGCAGCAGTACTAGTTGGTTACAAAGGAACCTCAGAGTCTGATGCAGCAGCATTCTACTGTCCATATGTTCCACTAATGTCAAGTGGTGTGGTACTAGATCCTGCTACCTTCGAACCAGTAGTAAGCTTCCTAACACGTTATGGTTATGTTGAGCTTAACAATACTGCTTCGTCACTAGGTAACGCAGCAGACTATCTAGCTAAAGTTGCTATCAATAACGGTAACGTTTCCTTTAGCTAAGTTTAGTTTTTATTATAAAATAGGGCCTACGGGCCCTATTTTTTTGACTTTTTTTGGTTGACTTTTTTTTATACGATGCTATTATATAAACATAACGAAGACGACGGTCCTAGTTAGATAGTGCAAGGAAATGCTGTTGAGTAGAGGCAGTAACTTGGCTAGTAGCTGTAGTGGCAGCGCATGAGCATGGAGACATGAAGATGCGTATTTCGAAAGTAACTGTTCGATGCTAGGCTTCGCTTTATAGACAGGATCTACAAAGGCGATTG